CGCGATCGTCATCGCCTCGTTGAGCGTCGGGATGCGCATGCCGATCGACTTGCAGTACTGGTCGGCGATCTGCTGCGTGAACTGCGCCCCGTCGGCCGCGAAGGTGGTGTACGTCTGCTGCCAGGTCAGGCCGCTGACGTTGTCCTTCACGGTCGGCACGAACGGGCCGGACGGCAGGCCCGGGATGGTCGACTGCCAGGTGCCCGGTTGCGCGGGGATCGGCGTGTAGCGCTCGGTGGCGCTGTTGGCCGAGCACTGCGGCGCGTCCAGCACCTGGAACTCGAACAGCGAGTAGCCATACTGCGTGGCGCGCTTGGTGCCCAGCATGCGCACGTAGCGCGCCGACTGGCTGGCGAAGAACTGCGTCTCGGTACCGCCCGCGCCGGTGACCGGCGCGGTGGTGCCGCCGGCGCCGTCGGGCTGGCCGTTCGGGAACACCGTGTTCCAGGTCTTCTCGTCGTTCGACACCTGGATGTCGTACTGCGAGGCGTAGGCGTTTTCCCAGATCAGCACGACCTTGTTGAAGGTCTTCACCGAGCCGAGGTCGACCTCGAGCCAGGACGGATCGACTTCCGGCGCCGAGGACCAGCGCGAGGTGGTCGAGCCGTCGATCGCGTTGGCGGCCATCAGCCCGCCGTTCTGGTCGCTGCTCGACTTGGCCAGCGCGCCGAGCGCGAGGTTGGAGGCGTCGGTGCCGCTCACGGTCAGCGTCGCGGTGCGGCTGCTGACGTTGCCGGCCGTGTTGGTGACGGTCACCACGTAGCTGCCGGCGTCGCTCGACTGGGCCTGCGAGATCAGCAGGCTCGGTTCGTTGTCGCCGACCGGCTGGCCGTTGTGGGTCCACTGGTAGCTGAGCGGGTTCGAACCCGTGGCGCTCACGCTGAAGGTCGCGCTCTGGCCGAACGGCACGCTCTGGTCGGCGAGGTCGGAGACGATCACCGGCGGCGTCGCCACGTTGACCGTCAGGGCCACCTGGTCCGAGGTGATCGTGCCCGCGCTGTTCTTCACCATCACGCTGTAGAGCGAACCGCTGTCGGTGGTCTGCATCACCGGCGTGTCGTACACCGGCGAGGTCGCGCCATCGATCGGCTGGTTGTTCCTCAGCCATTGGTAGGTCAGCACCGGCGAGCCCGATGCCTGCACCGTGAACTCGGCGCTCTGGCCCGCGGTGATGTTCTTCGCGAGCGGTTGCAACTGGATCGTCGGCGCCTGCGGCTGCACCAGCGAGACCACGGCATTGCGCGAATCGAGCTTGCCGATGCTGTTGCTGACCTCGACGCTGAAGCTGGCGTGGTCGTCGCCCTGTTGCAGTGCCGGCGTGGTGTAGCTGTACGCGTTGGCGCCCGCGATCGGCTGGCCGTTCTTGAACCACTGATAGCCGATCGGCGTCGCGCCGGCGGTCAGCACCGTGAAGGTGCCGCTCTGGCCCAGCGTGACGATCTGGTCGCTCGGCTGGGTCAGGATCTGCGGCGCGGTCTGCTGCTGCGGGCCGACGTTCATGTCGGTGCCGTCGAACGGCTGCGTGTCGGCCAGCGGCACCGGCTGCACCACGAACGAGGCGTTCGCGCTGGCCAGGCCCGGCGACGAGACCGTGACGTTGACGGTGCCCGGCTGGAACTGCGTGCGCACCGCGATCTTCGCCATGCCGCCTTCGGCCAGCAGGTTCGGGTCGCCCGGCGCGTGCCAGCCTTGCGGCTGCGAGTGGTCGACGTAGTGGTCCGTGCCGCCGCGATAGGTACCCGGGCCGGTGACGGCGAAGGTCAGCGTCTGGCCGGCGTCCGGCACCAGGTTGTTCTGGGCGTCCACCACCTTGGCCGTCAGCGTGGCCGCGTCGGTGCCGTTGGCGGTCAGCACGAAGGTGTCGCCGTCCGGCTTGGTGATCTGCGGATCGACCGTCAGCAGCAGGTGGTCGGCGGGACCGGCCGTGACCAGCGTGTCGGTGGCGGCGACCTGCAGGTCGTCGTTCAGGCACTCGGCCACCAGCGTGCCCGGCTGGAACGGGATGTTGTCCCAATGGACCTGGCCCGGCAGCAGCGTGGTGTTCTGCGTGATGTCGGCCGAGGGATCCTGGTTGACCGGGTTCGGCGCCTGGGCCGGACCGACGATCTGGCCGTTCAGGCGCAGTTGCACCGAGTGGCAGTTGCTGAACGCGTTGACGCGCACGTTGCCGGTGGTGTTGCGGTTCCAGGTGTTCGCCAGCTTGACCACCGGCTTGATCTGGTTCGGCGTCCAGAGCGCCTGGTAGATGTAGTACAGCAGGCGCGGGAAGCGGTTCGCGTCCATCATCGACGCGCCGTTCGAACGCACGTTGGTGTTCAGCGTGCCGTCGGTCTGCGTGTTGATTTCACCCGGCGTATCGGCGAGGTACCAGTGCGCCATGCCGAACGACTTGCCGGCCACGCTGTGCACCCAGTCGCGGATGTAGGACGCGGCGAACTGGATCTCGAAGTCGTACTTCCAGCGGCCCAGGCCGTCGCCCCAGTATTCCGAGCCATAGGCCGGCACGCCCGGGTTGCTCTGCTTGACGCCGACGTCGCAGCCCTGGCCCGAGCAGCCGAGGATGTCGCCGTTGGCCGGATCCGGCGTGCGGTCCGCTTGCGCGCGCGTGTTGATGAAGTCCCAGGTACGCGAGATCTGCTTGAGCTGCTTGGCGATGCTGGTGTCCATCTTGCCGTTGTTCGCCTCCCAGGCGAGCACCGAGGGATGGTTGCGATCATGGATGATCATGTCGCGGTGCAGCTCTTCCTTGAGCGTGATGTTGTCGGCCGACACGCAATTGCCCGTGACCGTGCCGCTGCAGATCGCGCTGAAGCCGTTCTCGCCGTCGCCGCTGGGCTGCAGCATCATGATGCCGTAGGCGTCGGCGGCGTCGAGCCACTCGCGGCCCTGGCTCGAGTGGCCGGGGCGATAGGAGCTGCCGCCCGCCTGCGCGAGCAGCGAGAGATCCTGCCATTGCAGGTTCGGCGGCACGGCCGAGCCGAGCGCCGGATAGTCGTAACGGCCCGAGGCACCCCAAAGGAAGTGCGGGTGGCCGTTGATGACGGGGAAGTTCTGGTTCCAGGTGATGGTGCGGATGCCCAGCGGGCTCTCCTTGGTGTCCACCACCACGCCGTTCACGCTGACCGAATGGACCACGTGATACATGTACGGATGACCGTAGATGCTGTTGTTCGGATACCAGAGATGCGGGTTGCTCACCGTCAGGATCTGGTCGAACAGGGCGGGCGCGAGCGGCCCGGTGCTGTTCGCCGGCAGCGTGCGCGTGTCCTGCGCGGTCGCCACCACGGCGCCCGAGGCGTCGACGATCTGGGTGGTCAGCGTGACCGGCTGGTCGGACGAATACTCGTTCAGGACGTTGGTCTGCACCCGGATGGTTGCGGACGCATCGTTTGCCGTGACGGTCGCCACGTAGGTGCCCCAGGTATTGAGCACCGCGTACACGTTCTCGGGAATGTGGATCCGGTCGGTGATGTCCATCCAGACCGGGCGGAAGATGCCCGTGTCGTCCTGGCCGAAGCGGAACGCTCCCGAGAAGCTCGGCGACTCGAAGAACTTGTCGCCGCGCGAGACCTTCACCGCCAGCACGTTGTCGAAGGGCTGGCCGTTGGCGTCCTTGAACTGCACGTAGGGCGTGATGTCGACCACGAACGGGATGAAGCCGATCACGTGCGTGGCTTGCGCGTTCGCCGCGACCTGGCTGTTGCCCGGGATGAAGTGGCCGTTGATGTAGACCTGCACGCCGGTGTGCGCGCCTTCGAACTCGACCAGGATCTTGCGGTTGAGCTTGTCGGGACCGAACGAGGGATCGAGCGTGAAGTGCTTGCGATACCAGTTGGTATTGCCGGTCAACTGGCCCTGGCCGCCGCCCGACTCGATGTTGATGAAGGTGTCGTTGTCGGCGGGCGTCTGCGGCACGCCGATCGACTGCCACTTCGAATCGTCGAAGGTCCGATTCATCGAATTCGGGTCATCGGCGTCCTTGATGTATTTCCACGGCGTCGCACCCAGGTTGATCCGGATGTGATTGCTCGGCGGCAGCGGCACCGCTGCGCGCGCATGCATCGCGGATAGCAGGAATAGCCCCCATAACAGGAGCAGCAAGCCCGCACCCTGCCAGGCTGGATGCCTAACACTCTTGCGCATGTTGAGTTTCCCAGTTTTGCGTTTTAGGTATGTCTTGCACTCAAGGCTGCGCATCCCGCGCACGCCCCCCAATGCCGTGCAGCGTGGCCCCGGGCCCGCCTGCCGGCTGCTCCCGCCCACGCTCCTGATTCATCGCCCCGCCCCGTCGGCCTTGCCCCGTTCTTGACGGAGCGCAAACGTTTTACCCGCCAAATAGGGGATGACCCTTACGTGGCATCAGCAGGGGATAACGGCCTGCCAATTCGAAATTGATTAGGTGTAAACCCTTGGAACTATTAAATTTCAGGAATGAATGCGGAAACCGCAACGATCGTGTGTCGCGTTGATGAAAAATTGCTTTCCAAAGCATTACGAAACACATGCACGCGCGGTTTTCCGGCTTCGCACGGGCACTCGCGCGAAGGAGAGAACACACGCGCTCGCCCCCGGCGCCGATCGGTGCGCGCGATCGCGCAAGCACGACAGGCAGCCGCGATCGGCTGGGCGAAACGGCGACAACATCCTGAATATGAAGCTCGCAAGCGTCCCGCCAGGGATGCGTGATGGCATCCGCGGCAGTGTCGTCTGCGGTATGAATCGAGCCTGCGGCAGTGTCTGGCGTTCTCGTTTGTTTTGCGGCGAGGCCGTGGTGTGCATCGGACCCGATGTGTCGTCCCGATGCTGGCCGTTCGCGTGCACCCCGTGAACGTGATCCCCTGTAGGCGTGGCTTTACATTGCCCGCAGCGTCTCATGAACGAAGGCTTTCAGTCTTTTTACGACGCGAACCCTTCTCTCGCGACGCGAAGCGAAGTAGTTGCATAGGGAACGATTGTTTGCAACAGCCCAGCGCTCGTGCTCCGGGCCATCGCGCGGGCTCGACAATCTCGTTGTACCTGCAACTATTGAGTCGAAACATCGATCCAGAGGTGCCTTACCGGCAAGCCAGCTCGTCAGTCGCCCTGGCGGCCCGCATCGTCGGTTTTTCATAGTTTCATATTCATCGATGAAATCGATATTCATAGTCGCTTATTCATCGATCGAGATGGTTTGAAATTACTTTCCCAGCGAAAAATCAAATTCGACATGACAAAACAATTTCATTGATCCATGGAATCCCTGAGATTTTTATTTTGATATCGCATCGACAATACGGCTTTCCCTAACTGCCAGAATTAACAGGTGGTTTTACGAAAACACTAGACTATATTCAAACCCGCGCGAACATCCATATCGAGCGATCGCGCAAACCGCCCTCCCAGTCCGACCGGTAGATTCCTTCGGCCATGCCGAAGGTTTGCGGTGGTTTTCGCGTTTAAAAATACCTACGGGGCGTCCTTGAATGGGCACGGTGTCGGTGACAACTTTCCATAAATAGGAGATCAGCATGGCAAACATCTATGTCGACGTTCTCGTCAATGTCGCCAAGGCAATCGACGAAAACAACCTGTCGAAATACGTGTTCATGGTGGATTCGACGGGCTACAGCGGGGATGGATCGGAAGGCAGCAACGAGCTGCGCACCAAGTGCGAGAACGGCGACACCATTGTCTGGTCGGCCGTTTCCATCAATCCGGGCGATTCCGTCTCGATTCTCGGTTTCACCGGCGCCGCGATTCCCGGCATGGTCAATCCGCAGCGTTATCCGCAATACGACGGTACGGTGTGGGGCGGTCGCGTCAACAGCGCCGGCAGTAACATCCAGTACTCCATCACCATGCTGCTGGAAAACAATCACCAGATGACGTTCGATCCGTTCATCACGGCGACCAATCCGAGCTGAGCTTAGGCCGGCGCGAATCCGGCGATATGAAAATCCGGTATCGCCGCGATGATCCGCCGCCCCGGAAAATCGACGACTTGATTATCAGGTGCCTTTATTAATATCAAAGGCACCTTTTTTATCGATTTTTCAACAACCGGGTCGCGAGCACGGTTTCGAGAAACACCGGTGCCCGGGATTCTGCCTCGAGACAGCCGGCAACCCCTGCCTTCGGAGTTTCATCGACGCGCCGCGAAGCCTTTCCGGTCAAGCACTTGCGCGCAAGCTGCAGCGCAAAACCAAGGCTGCGCCACCTCAATCAAGCTCGCGCCAGCCCGCCCAAGCTGCAATCCGGCTGCACGGCATCCCCGCCCCACCCGCGCATTACGCCTCGCCCGCCATCGCCCTCGCGACGAAGCACGCTCCGCCCTTCACTGTCCCCGTCCTCCCGACAAACCCCGTCCATTGAGCCGCCCGGCGCGAATGCCGAACATGGAAACCAGCTCAATCACCCCTGGTCCAGCCTCATCGATGGCGAAGCAAGACACCCCGAATCCGTATCGCGACAGCGCGCCGACGCGTCATGTCGAGCGCTTCGTGCGGATCTCCGCGCATTACCTGGGCGCGCCAGGCCTCACGCCGGCCGTGCACGCCCCGCGCTCGACGAGCCCCGGTTCGCGCCATGCGCGCGGCCAGGCCCAACCCAAGCAGGAGGCAAGACGATGAAGGTCACCGCTCTGCAGGACGAATCGCTCGACGCGCTGTGCTGGCGCTACTACGGCAGCACCTCCGGCACGGTCGAGGCGGTGATGGCCGCCAATCCCGGCATCGCCGCGCTCGGCGTGGCTCTGCCGGCCGGCACCGTGGTCGAGATGCCCGCGCCGGTGGCGATCGACCAGGTCCGCCCGCTCCTGCAACTCTTCAACTGAACATGGCGACCACGCATGGCTGAACCGAATATCTCCACCGCCGCCGCGCTGTTCGCCGCGCTCGGCATCGTCGGCATCTCGCCCGGCATCGACGGCGACACGCTGATCGGCGCCTTCGCCGGCGCCGCCCTGGTGGTGGTCACCGCCAAGGATCTCGGCATCGCGCGCCGCGCGGCCTACATGCTGATCTCGCTGGTGATGGGCTACCTGGCCGCGCCCGAGCTGATGAACGTGGTGCCGATCCGCTCGGCCGGCGTCGCCGCGTTCTTCGCCGCGGCGCTGGTGATCACCGTCACGCTCACGCTGATCGAGCGCGTCAAGAGCGCCGACCTGCTGGCCTTCCTGCGCAAGGGGCAATGACATGCACCTGTCCTATGCGCTGGTCGCGTTCGCCGCCCATCTCGCCGTGATCGTGCGCGTGCTGGCCTATCGCCGCAACGGCGCGCGGCACCGCTTCCACGTCGCCTGGGCCGCCTGGGCGATCGTCGCCGTCTCGGGCGGCGCCGGCATCGAACTGCTGCTGCACGCGCGCGCCACCGGCTTCTTCCAGGCCGCGCTCGCCGTGCTGCTGGCCATCCTCGTCCATCTCGCGCGTGGCGACATCGCGCATCTACTGCGGAGCAAGCAAGCGTGAACGTCCTTCATTTCAACGACTGCGGCGCCGAGGTCGGCCTGCTGCAACAACGCCTGGTGCGCGCCGGCTACCCGCTCGCCGTCACCCACATCTACGACGAAGCCACCGAGCGCGCCGTGAAGGCGGTGCAGGCCGCCGCCGGCCTGGTGGTCGACGGCATCGCCGGCCCCAAGACCTACAACGCGCTCGCCACCGGCCAGCGCGACCCGCGCGACCTGACCAACGCCGACCTGCTGGCCGCCGCCAACCGGCTCGGCGTGTCGACCGCCTGCGTGCGCGCGGTCAACGAGGTGGAGTCGAACGGCGCCGGCTTCCTCGGCGACGGCCGGCCCAAGATCCTGTTCGAGCGTCACGTGATGTACCGGCAGCTCGTCGCCAACCTCGGCCAGGACGCGGCCAGCGCCGCGGCCGCCGCCAGCCCCGACATCGTCAACCCGAGCGCCGGCGGCTACCAGGGCGGCGCCGCCGAATACGTGCGGCTCGACGCGGCCGCCCGGATCGACGCGCGCTCGGCCTACGAGGCCGCCAGCTGGGGCGCGTTCCAGATCATGGGCTATCACTGGCAGCGGCTCGGCTACGCCAGCGTCGACGATTTCGTGTCGCGCATGGAAACCGGAGAAAGCGCGCAGCTCGACGCCTTCGTGCGCTTCATCCTGGCCGACAAGACCCTGCTCGCGGCGCTGAAGGGCCGCAAATGGGCTGACTTCGCCGCCGCCTACAACGGCCGCGACTACGCGCGCAATCTCTACGACGTGCGGCTCGAGCGCGCCTACCAGAAGTACGCCGGCGCGGACCAGGCGGCTGCATGAGCCTGCCGAGCCTGTCCGGCCTGCGGCTCGGCATCGCGCTGGCCGTGCTGGCCGCGGGCGGCGCCGGCTACGAGTACACGCGCCTGCTGCAGGCGCGCCTGGCCGGCGCGACGGCCGCCGCCAGCCAGGCGCGCCAGGACGCCGACGCGCGCGACGCGGTGATCGCGCGGCTCACAACCCAGGTACGCGAGCAGGATGCGCAGCGCGCGCAGCTCGAGCGCACACGCGGCCAGGTCGACGCGCGGCTCGCGTCCTATCAACAGCAACTGCGGAAACTGATCGATGAGAACCAAGCGATTCGCGCCTGGGCCGATACTGCCCTGCCTGACGATGTTGTGCGCCTGCACGCCAGTCCCGCCCTCGTCGGCGCCGACGATTACGCTCAACGCCTGCGCGACGGTGACGCGCTGCACGCTGCCGGCGATGCACCCGCGCAGCAACGGTGAGCTCAGCGACGCGCTGAACCAGGCGCGCGCGGCCTGGGCCAATTGCGCCGCCGAGGTGGACATGGTGGCCGCCTGCCAGGCCGGCGTCGGCGCCAGCACCGCCGCGTCCGCCATCGCCCCGGGAGTGAGCGCCCATGAATAAGCCCGCCAGCCTGCGCGCCGCGATCCTCGCCGCGGTGCCCGCGCTCGTCGCCACGCCCGATGCCATGCTGATGTCGATCAGCGCCGGCGCAGTGGTCTCGACCGGCGCGCGCAGCGCCTCGTTCGACTACGAATACGACTGCGAGGTCAACCTGTGGGCCACCGCCGCCGATATCGACAACGTGACGATCGCCCTGCTCGAGTGGATCCGCCTGAACGAGCCCGCGATCGTGGCCAATCCCGATCTCTGGCGCACCGGCTTCACCTTCTACGCGAACCTGCTGGCCGACGATCGCGTCAACCTCGACATCAAGCTGAAGCTGTCGGAGAGCGTGATGGTCAGCGTCGACGCCGACGGCAAGCGTGTCATTCAATACGTGATCGACGCGGATTCGCCATGGCTGCCGTGATCGCCTGAGCGGTCGAACCCCGCCTGTTCTCTGCCTCATCTTCGACGAGCCGCTTCAAGCGGCTCGTTGCGCTTTCTCACCCCAATCTTCCATTCCCCATGTCGTTGCACTCGCAACGACTTATCCGGCATTCGTCTTCGCCTCGTCGAATCCATCCGGACTCCAAACGTACTCGATGCGAACACATATGCCATCACTCGCCCGGCAAGCGTCACGACGGCAACATGATCGACATGGACGCGAACGAAATTCACCGTAAGGCACGCAACGCGGTACGCAAGGGATCGATCCTCGATGTCGATCATGCGAACGGCCTGTGCCGGGTCGCGATCGGCGAGACCGACGACGACGGCCTGCAGACGAACTGGATCCCCTGGATCGCGGGCACCGCCGGCGCGACGCGCGAATGGCTGCCGCCGACGCGCGGCGAACAGGTGGTGCTGCTCGCGCCGATGGGCGATCCGGCGCAGGCGGTCGCGCTGCGCGGCTTCTACTCCGATGCCGCGCCGCAGCCCGACAACTCGCCCGACACGCATACGCGCGTCTATACCGACGGCGCGCGCATCAGCTACGACCACGCCGCGCATGCGCTGCTGGCCGAGCTGCCGGCCGGCGCGACGGTGCGCGTCGTCGCGCCGGTGTCGGTGACGATCGAGACCAGGGAGGCCACCGTGAAGGCCGACACGGTCACGCTCGACGCCCAGACCACCACCTGCACCGGCGCGATGACCGTCAAGGGCCCGTTCGCCTTCGAATCGGGCATGACGGGCAAGGGCGGCACCGACGGCGGCGGCAACGTGATGCGCATCGACGGCTCGGCCGCCTTCACCGGCGACGTGGTCGCCGGCCAGGTCAGCCTGGTCTCGCACACGCACCAGGCACGCGGCGAGAACGCGATCACCAGTCAACCGCTTCCGGGAGGCGCATGAAAGGCATGAACGCGGTCACCGGCCGCTCGATCTCCGGCGCCGACCACCTGGCGCAATCGGTCACGCGAATCCTGATGACGCCGCTGGGCACCTGCCTGCAGCGCCGCAGTTTCGGCTCCGAGCTGCCCGAGCTGGTCGACGCGCCCAACAACGGCGCCACGCGCGTGCGCCTGTACGCGGCGACGGCCACCGCGCTGATGCGCTGGGAACCGCGCCTCACGGTGAGCAGCGTGCAACTGAGCGCCTCGAGCGACGACCCGCTCGACGGCAGCCAGACCCTCGACATCGAGGGCTGGACCGACCAACTCGACGAGGCCGTCACGCTGCGCGTGCCGGTCACGAACGGAGCCCCCGCATGAGAACGACGCCGATCGACCTTTCGCAGCTGCCGGCGCCCGACATCGTCGACACCATCGACTTCGAGACGCTCTACGCCGAGCGCCGCGCGAGCCTGCTCGCGCTCTACCCGGCCGACCAGCAGGCCGAGCTCGCCGCCACGCTGGCGCTCGAATCGGAGCCGCTGGCGCGGCTGCTGCAGGAAAGCGCCTACTGCGAGATGCTGCTGCGCCAACTGGTCAACGACAAGGCGCGCGGCATCCTGCTGGCCTATGCGAGCGGCTCCACGCTCGACCATATCGCCGCGCTGTTCGACGTCGACCGCCTGCAGATCTCGGCGGGCGACCCCGACAACGGCATCGCGCCGACCTACGAGGACGACGACAGCCTGCGCGAGCGCGTGCAGCTCGCGCCGCGCGGCTTCTCGGTGGCCGGCCCCGAGGAGGCCTACGAATTCCATGCGCGCTCGGCCGACGGCCGCGTGCTGTCCGCCTCGGCGAAAAGCCCCGAGCCCTGCGTGATGGTGGTCACCGTGCTGTCGCGAGACGGCGACGGCAGCGCCGACGCGGCCCTCCTCGACGCCGTGCGCGCCGAGCTCGAGGGCAAGCGTCCGCAGGCCGACCAGGTGATCGTGCAGAGCGCCGAGATCGTGCCCTACGCGATCCACGCCACGCTGCGCTTCTTCGCCGGCCCCGATCGCTCGGTGGCGCTGGCCGAGGCGCAGAAACGCGTCACCCAGTTCGCGAACGACATGCACCGGATCGGCATGGAGGTGACGCTCGACGGCCTCTACGCGGCGATGCGCGTGCCGGGCGTGCAGAAGGTGCTGCTCGACTCACCGGCCGCCGGCGTGCCGATCACGGCCGGCCAGGCGCCGTATTGCACCGGCATCGAGCTGGTCGATGGCGGAGTGGCCGATGAATAAGCTGCTGCCGCCGAACGCGACCGTGCTCGAGCAGCGCCTGGCCGAGGCCAATGCGCCGCTCGGCGCGATCCCGGTCACGCTCGACACGCTGATGGACCCGGATCGCATCCCGCTCGCCTTCCTGCCGTGGCTGGCCTGGCACATGGGCGTCGAGACCTGGAAGGACTACTGGCCCGAGCAGGTCAAGCGCGCACGCGTCAAGGCCGCGATCCGCATCGCGCGCATCAAGGGCACGGCGGAGGCGGTGCGCCAGGTATGCGCCTCGTTCGGCGCCAACGTGGCGATGCGCGAGTGGTTCGAGACCGCGCCGCCGGGCCAGCCGGGCACCTTCGAAATCGTGCTGACGGTGGGCGAGCGGGACAACGTGCCCGTCACGGCCGACTACGTGGCCGACATCATCGCCGAGGTCGATCGCGCCAAGCGCGGCAGCGCGCACTACACGCTCACGCAGGGCTTCAGCGCGAGCGGCAGGCAACGCATCGGCGCCGGCGCCCAGGCGGCTCTCTATCGCAGGCTGAACCTCACGGATAACTGAACATGGCAGGAAACCTGATCCAAATCACCGATGCCGGGCGGGCCGCGCTGGTCGCGCAGGGCAATACCGGCACCACGGCGCGCAAGGTCGTCTCGATCGGCCTCGCGACGGCCAGCTTCGCCTTCGATCGCGGCCTGCAGGCGCTACCCAACGAGCGCAAGCGCGTGACCACCTTCGGCGGCGACAACGTCGCGCCCGACACCATCCACGTCGTGATCCAGGACGATACGAGCGATCAGTATTCGCTGTTCGGCTTCGGGCTCTATCTCGACAATGGCGTGCTGTTCGGCGTGTATGTGCAGGACACGGCGATCATGGAGAAGTCGTCCTCGGCGATCCTGCTGCTGGCGGCCGATGCGGTGTTCGCGAGCATCGATGCCTCGCAGCTGCAGTTCGGGCCCACCAGTTTTCTCAACCCGCCGGCAACGACGATCCGCCAGGGCGTGGTCGAGCTGGCCACGCAGGACGAGGTCAAGGCGGGCACGGACGATGTTCGCGCGGTCACGCCGCTGGGCGCGGCCAAGCGCTATATGTCGTATGACGGCGGGGTCTTCAATGGGCCGATTGGGGTGCAAGGCCCGGCAGGGCATGACAGCGCGCAGCTCAATGTCTCACCCGTCGGCGGAGCGCTGAGCATGGAGGGCAAGCTGCGCTTCTCGGCTACGTTCGGTGATGCGAAGCTCGGAGACACCGTACCCCGCCTCGCCGCCTCGATCAAGGCTGGTTTCAATGGTGGCGTGTGGGGGAGCGAGTACCTCGACTTCTATCTCAATTACGTTCCGAACGATGGGCGCGATGATGCCAACATGACACGCGTGATGCGTCTGACCCAAGGTCAGCGCACGCTGTTCGGCACGCTCAATGACGACGGCGTCTCGACCATCCAGTCGGCCGGCGATATCTCGGCGCACGGCGCCCTGACGGCGGGCCGGGGCAAGGCCCGCGCAACCGTCAACACCGACGATTTCACCGCCTACTTCTCCGTGACGGGCGACAACAACACGATGCTCGGCACCAGCGGCAACGGTACTACGTCGCTCATCACGGCGAGCCAGGAGCGTTTGCGCGTGGTGCAATCGGGGCGCGTCCTAGTGGGTACGACCAACGACGACGGCCGCAACCAACTGCAGGTGGCCGGCAGTATCAAGGCGTCAGGCGGCGTCACCTCAGAGCAACTCGACGCGGGCGGTGCAAATTTCCGCGCCACTAGCGGCGACTATGGTGCGATGATCCGTAACGATGGTCGCTCCGCCTATCTGCTGTCGACCAAGCAAGGTGATCCGACCGGGCAATTCAGTGACTTTCGACCGTTCTCGTGGGAGCACGCCAGCGGCCGCGTCATGATCGACGGCAGCGCAAACGGCATTACCACAGGCGGAAACGTCAACATCCTAGGCGAGCTGACGGTAGGACAGGCGGCGACAGAGGCACACATCCGTCTGGGACAGCTCACGGGCTACCTCTATAGCAACAAGGACTCCTTCGGCTGGTGGACACCTGCTAGCGGAGCGTTCCAATACTACGTTTTCGACCGCACCTTCCGTGTCGACGGCCAGCGTGTCTGGCACGAAGGTCTGGTCGATCCGCTCGACAAACGCACCGGCGGCACCATCTCGGGCGACGTCACAATAGGACTGGGCAAGCGCCTGTTACTCGACGACGGCACGGCCAGCGCTCCGTCCCTCGTCTTTGCAACCGACAGCTCGCTAGACACTGGCTTGTTTCACAACGGCGATGGCCGCTTCGGTATCACGTGCGATTCGCAGGCGATCGTCCAGTTCGAGGCCAACGGCACGCGCTTCAACATCAACGTGTCCGGCCCGACGCCTGCCGCGGGCGACCGTTCGCAGCGCCTTGCCACCACTGAATGGGTGCTCTCCACCATCTCGGCCGCCGCTGTCGGCCAGATCGTCTTCGAGCCGCGCGCGACGGTGCGTGCCGGCTACTTGAAAGCCAACGGCTCGCTGGTGAACCGGGCCGACTATCCCGAGCTATGGGCTTATGCCCAGGCCAGCGGCGCGCTGGTCTCCGATGCCGACTGGGCAAATGGACGCTGGGGCTGCTTTTCGACCGGCGACAGCGCGCTCACCTTCCGGCTACCCGAGTTGCGCGGTGAAACGATCCGTGCCTGGGACGATGCACGCGGCATCGACGCCAACCGCGTGATCGGCTCCTGGCAGGACAGTCAGAACAGCTGGCATGCACACGGTGCAACAGCTAATGCGGTGGGCGACCACACCCACACCGCTTGGACCGATACACAGGGCTGGCACAACCATAGCTTCTGGGACCAAGGACACAACCACGCCAACGGCATCTATTCCCGACTGCTGAGACCGCCTTACGGCGGGTCGCTGACCGGTTCCGATACCAATGGCTCGGGCAGCGAACAAGCCGTCGGCGGCGGCGACTCGGCCGACATCGCCTCATCCAGCTCAAACATCCAGTTTGCAGGCGATGGCACGCACGGCCACAACGTCGGTATCGGCGGCGCCGGCGGTCACACCCACGCCATCACCATCAACGCCGACGGCGGCAACGAATCCCGTCCCCGAAACATCGCGCTGCTCGCCATGATCCGCGCCTACTAACCCTACGGACACCCAACCATGCTGATCCATCACTACAGCTCGTCCACCGGCGAGTACCTGAGCAGCGGCCAGCCCGACGCGGACCCGCGCAACGACGGCCGCTGGCTGATCCCCGCCAACGCGACGCTCGACGCGCCGCCGGAGCGCACGCCCACCAGCTGGCCGTTCTATCGCGACGGCGCCTGGTTCCTGCTGCCCGACTATCGCGGCCGGATCTGCTACCGCACCGACACCGGCGAGCCGGTCGAGATCTCGGTGGCCGGCAAGACCCCCGACGAGCTGGGCCTGACCACCGAGCCGCGTCCGTCGCCGCGCCACGCGTGGGTGGATGGCGCCTGGGTGGTGCCCGCCTCGGTGATCGCCGCCGAGCAGCAGGCCGCCGCGCAGCAGACCTTCGACATGCTGATGGCCAAGGCCAAGAAGGCCAACGAAGGCAAGGCCGACGCCTACGCGGCCGGCCAGCTCGACGACGAGGGCATCTATTACTTCAAGGCCTGGGCCGCGTACCAGATGGCCCTGGTTTCCGCCTTCGAGGGTGCGAGCTCGCCCGACGCGATCGTGTGGCCGTCGCAGCCGGCGCCCTATGTGCCGCCGAAGGCCGAGCCGCTGCCGCCGAACACGTCGACGCCGACCGATCCGACCAGCTCGACCAGCTCGACCAACTCGGCCGACACGAACGCGACGACCGGCACGACGACGGACTCGAGCGCCGGCATCACGCAGGCCGCCGCCGCCCCGGACCAGCCCCAGAACCCGACCCAGGATCCGGCCAGCCAGCCGACCACCGATCCGACGTCGACCGCGCAAGCCGCGCCCACCCAGGAATCGACGTCGGAGACGGCCAGCGCGCCGGCGCCGACCTCGACCGCGCAGCCGTAAGCCGCGCGCCGCATCACCCCGAACCCCTCTCACCACTGGAGATTTAGCTATGCCGCAGGATTACCACCACGGTGTACGCGTCATCGAAGTCACGGACGGCGGCCCGCCGATCCGCTCCGTCTCGACGGCCGTGCTCGGCATCGTCTGCACGGGCTCCGACGCCGACGACGCCACCTTCCCCCTCAACACCCCGGTGCTGCTGACCAACGTGGTCTCGGCGCTCGGCAAGGCCGGCACCAAGGGCACGCTGTACCGCACGCTCAACGCGATCGGCCAGCAGACCAAGCCGATCACGGTCGTGGTGCGCGTGCCGGACGGCAAGGACGACGCCGAAACCGCCTCGAACGTGATCGGCACGGTCACCGCCGACGGCAAGTACACGGGCGCCAAGGCGCTGCTGACCGCGCAGGCGAGCCTGGGCGTGAAGCCGCGCATCCTGGTCGCGCCGGGCCTGGACACGCCGGCGGTGGCCAATGCGCTGGCGCCGATCGCGCAGTCGCTGCGCGCCTTCGTCTACGTCTCGGCCTACGGCTGCAAGACCAAGGAAGACGCGGTCACCTACCGCAAGCAGTTCGGCCAGCGCGAGCTGATGGTCGTGTGGCCGGATTTCCTCGGCTGGGACAGCACCACCAGCACCACCGTGACGATCCCCGCACCGGCCATCGCCGCCGGCCTGCGCGCCAAGATCGACAACGACATCGGCTGGCACAAGACGCTCTCGAACGTCGTGGTCAACGGCGTGACGGGCATCTCGGCCGACGTGTCCTGGGACCTGCAGGACCCGGCCACCGACGCGGGCTACCTGAACGAGAACGAAGTGACGACGCTGGTGAACTACAACGGCTTCCGCTTCTGGGGCTCGCGCACCTGCGCGGCCGACACCAAGTTCGTGTTCGAGAACTACACGCGCACCGCGCAGGTGATCGCCGATTCGCTGGCCGAGGCCCAGATGGGCAATGTCGACGGCGCGCTGAACCCGTCGCTGGCCCGCGACATCATCGAGAACATCAACGGCTGGTTCCGCCGCCAGATCTCGAACGGCTACCTGATCGGCGGCAGCTCCTGGTACGACCCGGAGCCGAACACCTCCGACGAGCTCGCCTCGGGCGCGATGTACATCGACTACGACTACACGCCGGTGCCGCCGCTCGAGAACCTGATGCTGCGCCAGCGCTTCACCGACCGCTATCTCGCGACCTTCGCCGATCGCGTGACGGCCTAACCACGGCCCAACCTGGAGTCAGACACGATGGGAATGCCACGCAAACTCAAGAATTTCAACCTGTTCTACAACGGCAACCGTTTCGCCGGTGAGGTGCAGGAACTCGAGCTGCCCAAGCTCAAACGCAAGACCGAATCCTGGCAGGGCGCCGGCATGAGCGGCCCGGTCAAGCTGGACCTCGGCAACGAGGAAATCCAGCTGGTCTGGACCTGCGGCGGTTTCATGGAAGACGTGCTCGGCCAGTGGGGCATCACCACCCACGACGGCGTGCTGCTGCGCTTCGCCGGCGCCTACCAGGCCGAGGACAGCGCGAAGTACGACTCGGTCGAGATCGTGGTGCGCGGCCGCCACGAGGAAATCGACATGGGCAAGGCCAAGGTCAAGGACGACACCAGCTTCAAGGTCACGACCAACGCCAGCTACTACAAGCTGTCGATCAACGGCTTCGTGCTGATCGAACTCGACTTCATCAACATGATCGAGAACGTCAACGGCACGGACCTAGCCTCCGGCCTGCGCAACGCGATCGGCCTGTAACACCCCGGCCGCGCCGACCGGCGCGGCACCGCTTTCCCTCACCTCAACCTAGCCACCATGAGTGACGACATGAACACGGAAAACCAGGATCCGACGAGCACCAGCGACAACGCCACGAACACGCACACGCTCGACACGCCGATCGCGCGCGGCGAGCAGACGATCACCCAGGTGACGCTGGCCAAGCCCGATGCCGGCGCGCTGCGCGGCACCTCGCTGTCGGCGCTCGTCAACCTCGACGTCGACGCGCTGTGCAAGGTGCTGCCGCGCATCACGAGCCCGGCGCTGACGCCCGCCGACGTGCATGCGATGGACCCGGCCGACCTGGTTGCGCTGGGAGGTATCTTCGCCGGTTTTTTGATGCCGAAGGCGCTCAAAGCGAGCATGGAATCCCCGAGCGCGTAGAAGACGCGATGGCGGATATCGCGACGGTGTTCCACTGGACGCCGCGCGAGATGGACGGCTTCTCCCTGGCGGAGCTGATGGACTGGCGCGAACGCGCGCGGATACGTAGCGGATACGAGGAAACATGAACAACGCCGACAACCTGCGCGTGATGCTGGACACCATCACCGCCTGGACGAAGTCGATCCAGGACTCGCTCAATCGCGGCGTGTCGCAACCCGCGGAGCAGGCGAGCGAGGACGTCGCCTCGCTGAAGGCCGAGCTCGAGAAGCTCGGCAAGCAACAGGAATCGATAAAGTCGCTGCGCGCGATGCGCGGCGAACTGGGCGATACCAACCGGGCGCTCGCCGATGCGCGCGAACGGGTCGGTACGCTTTCGCGCTCGCTCCAGAGCTCGGGACAGCCGTCGCAGCGCCTGGTCGCGGCGCTGGCCAATGCCAGCGGCGCGGTCGGCGAGCTCGAGGCGAAGCAGCGCAGCCAGACGCGCGCCGTCGGCGCACTCTCCTCCGAACTCGGCGAGGCCGGCCTCAATACGCGCAACCTGGCCGCCCAGCAGCGCGCGCTGAAGCGCAATATCGAGGCGACCACCAGTTCCCTCGAGCAGGCCACCAGGGAGGAAACCCGCCGCGAACGGCGCAGCAAGCGCGCCGCGGAGATCAAGGACGGCGGCGAGAAACTGCAGGGGGCCGGCAAGGCCATCCTCGACAATGTCCGCGTCGTGATGGGCGAGCAGAAGAGTTTCGACGACGTGCGCCTGCAAATGCAGGTATCGGGGGCGGCGCCACAGACCATCGAGGCCGCCGAGCGCTATGCGCGCACCAAGTCGATGCCGGGGGTCAGTCGCGACGAAAACTTCGCGCTGATCAGCGACGCGCTGCAGAAGACCGACAACTTCGCGCTGGCAACGCAGATCGCCGAGGCCCGCGGCAAGGAGCATTTCGCGAATGCCTCGATGAACGACGAGGCGGAAGCGAAGATCCGCGATGCCAAATTCGCGAGCCTGCTGGACCTCGCCCAGGGACGTGACGGTCTCAAGGACGAAAAGACGGCAACCCCTGAAATCGACGCGATTCATCGACTCATCGCCATGAACAAGGGCGACGTCGATGCCGACCAGTACGCCAAGTTCGCGAAGGCCGGCGGTGCCGCGGTCAAGGGCCTGGGATCGAACGCGCTTTATATTCAATCGAAGTCGGTCATCGACGAGCTCGGCGGCAAGGACGCCGGCAAGGGATTCGCGGCCGTCATCGATAGCCTGGCCGACGGCCACAAGCTGAGCCCGAAAAACATCAGCAACCTGATCGACGAGGGGCTGGTCGATCCCCGGAAAATCAATCGCGACCCCTCCGGCGCGGCGACAAGTTTCCAGCAGGACGCACTGACCGAGGCCAAGACGCTGCGCGCGGCGCCAGCCGACTGGCTGGCGGCACGGGTCAAGCGATGGAACGACATGGGCATCAAGGACGATGCGCAGATCGTCGCCAGGATCGATTCGCTCTTTACCAATCCGGCCGCCGCGACCTACATGAAGTCGCTCTATTCTCACCTGGCCGATATTCAAGCCGACACGACCAGGGCACAAAAGGCAGCCGGCCTCGATACCACGGTCGCGGCGGCCAGCAAGACGACGCGCGGCAACGAGGCGATCCTTCACGCCCAGGTCGGCACCTTCAAGCAGCAAGCCGGGGAAAGCGTCCAGCCGGTCCACGACGCGGGCATCGGTCTGGCTCAGGCGGGCATGCGATCGGTGATCGATACCGTCAACGCGCATCCCGGCGCCGCCAAGGTGGTCGGCTCGACGGTGGCCGTGGTCGGCGGACTGGCGCTCAGCGTCGGCGGCCTGATCACCAAGGGGTATGGGCTCCTGTCGGCGGCACGGGCCATCGCCTCGATGGTGCTTGGCGGCCGCGTTGCTGCTGGTGCCGCTGGTGCCGTCGGCGTGACCGCAGCCCGTGGCGCGGCAGCCGCCACCCCGGCCGCGCGTGCGCTCGCGCAGGCCGCGCCGACAGTCGCGCGAGGCGTGGTTCTGGCCGGTCCGGCGGCGCGCGCCGCCACCGCGGCCGTCTCGACCTTGCCGGCGGCGGCCACGGCCGCGAAAACCGCCGCCCCCCTCGGCGCGCGCCTGCTCGGCATGCTTGGGAGCGTGGCAAGCACCGTGGTCTCGAAGGCGACCGCGGCCCTGGGCGTGGTCCGAACGGCCAGCGCGGCTGGCGGTGTGCTCGGCACCGCCCTGAAGATCGGCGGCTTCGCCGCGAAGCTGTGGCCACCCATCCGGCTCATCAGCACCCTGTACTCGGTGTTCGAGCTGGGGATGGGCGTCTATCGTGCTTTCAACCAGGGCAAGCCCGGGTCCGGCGCCAAGGCGGCCGGCGCAAGCGGGCCGGACGCGCCCACCCTGGTGGACCACACCAGGATCGCGGCCGCGTCGAAGGGCGATCCCTCGAAACTGCCCAGCATGATGGTCGGCGCGCTGACGGCCGGCCAATTGTTCGTCACCTCCAGCCTGGCGAGCGCAGCCCTGCCGTCACCGCTCGCGCCGGTCGCCATGCCGGCCCGGTCGACCACGCCCTTCGACCTGCGCGCGCCCCTCAACGCCTCGCGCCCGGCCACGCCGGCCGTCGTGGCGGTGCCAACCGCGCCGACCGTGATCAACGTCTATGCGCCGCCCGGCGTCGACGCGCAGGCCGTCGCGCAACTCGTCAGGAACGAACTCGACAAACGTGCGCGCGAACAGCAACAGCGCGCCACCGCCGCACTGACCGACTAACCCGGAGCCTCCTCATGCTGATGTCCCTCGACCAGTTCGTGTTCAGTCTCACCTCGGCGCCGTTCCAGCAGCTCGGGCGCGCGCGCGGCTGGAAGCACGCCTCGAAAACGCGGGTCGGCCGGCGCGACGCGCGCCAGTACGTCGGCCCCGGCGACGACACCATCACGCTCGACGGCGTGGTCGCGCCCGAGACGATCGGCTCGATCGCCTCGATCGACGAACTCGCCGCGATGGCCGACCACGGCGACGCCTACGTGCTGGTGGACGGCAGCGGCAACGTCTATGGCGCCTACCTGATCACCGCGCTCAACGAGACGCAGACCTATCACACGCCCGAGGGCGTGGCGCGCCATATCGCCTTCACGCTGACGCTCACGCGCGTCGACGACGCGGAGCTGCGCATGACCGACGACAACCCCGATCCCGCAGGCGGCAACAGCGGCGGCGCCGGCGCCAGCGCCAGCGCCGACTCGACGACCGGCACCCCCACCTCGCAAACCGGGACCGCCTGATGCCGAGCAATTCGAACCAACGCACCCCGGCCGAGCGGCGCCGCATCGCGCGCGTCGAATCGCAGCCCGACTACCGGATCACGCTCGACGGCCGCGATATCTCGATGCTGTTCGCGCCGCGCCTGGAATCGCTGACGATCACCGAGAACCGCGCCGACCAGGCCGACACGGTGGACATCACGCTCGACGACACGCGCGGCGACCTGGCGCTGCCCACGCTCGGCGCCGAGCTGAAGGTGGCGATCGGCTGGAGCGGCGAGCCGCTGGTCGACAAGGGCACCTACATCGTCAACACGGTGAGCTGGTCGGGCACGCCGGACACGCTGTCGGTCAGCGCGCATTCAGCCGCGATGAGCGAGGGCATGCAGCAGCGCCGCGAGCGCAGCTGGCACCAGCAGACCATCGGCGCGATCGTGCAGGCGATCGCCGCGCGCTACGCGCTGCAGCCGGTGGTGGGCGCGACGCTGGCCGCCATCCGGATCGCCCATGTCGACCAGACCCACGAATCCGACATGTCCTTCCTGACGCGCCTGGCAAAGCGCTACGACGCGGTGATGAACGTCAAGGACAAGCGGCTGCTGTTCATGCCGATCGACACCGGCAAGAGCGCGAGCGGCAAGCCGCTGGCGGTGCTCGCGCTGACCCGCGCCGACGGCGACCATCACCAGTACCGCTCGGCCGATCGCGACAAGTACGACGCGGTGCGCGCCAACTACCACTCGAACGGCAAGGGGCGGCGCCTGTCGGTGACGGTGAAGGGCGAGACCAGCAAGAACGTCAAGGTGCTGACCGACGACTATGCCTCGCAGGAGGAGGCGATGGCCGCGGCCCAGGCCGAGTACAAGCGCATGCAGCGCGGCAAGCAGACGCTCGCCTATTCGCTCGCGCGCGGCCGGCCCGAGGTGTTTCCGGAAACGCCGGTCAGCTTCAGCGGGCTCAAGCCCGAGATCGACGCGATCGAATGGCTGATCAAGAGCGCGCGGCACACGCTCGACAACAATGGCCTGCAGACCGAGCTCGAGCTGGAGACGCGCGAGGACGCCCAGGCGGACAAGAAGAACGCCGGCAAGACGGCGACGCCGGGCGCCGCGTCGTGAGCCCGGCGAGCGGCGACGGCGCGTGGTGACGGCACGTGGCTCGAGCGCGGCGCGGGAAACCGGCCGCGAGCGGAGATCAGGTCATCAGGAGAAGTCGGGCCGAAGAACTCGACCCGGGCGGCGGAGGTGCCGATGAAGATGCCGGCGCTGGTGCGGATCCAGCTGCCGGCGACATGCCGGGAACGGCGCGCGGCGCTAGCGCGGTGCCGCGGCCGCGCCGCCCTGCCCTTCCTCGCCGCGAACCAGCATGGCGCGCACCTGGCCGAGCGTCGTCATCGCGGCCAGCGCCGCCTCCAGCACCACGCCCACCGAATCGATCGCGGTATCGATCGCCGCGGCCGCCTCGGCCCGCTCGTCCGCGTCGAGATGCGCGGCGGTGTGCAGGCTCGGCGCGACGAGCAGATGCGCGGCCGGATTGACTGGCCGCTCGGCCAGCGGCGCGACACCGGTCATGCGTTCGAAGGGCTTCGTGTTGCTGTGCATTTGTTCTGGTCTCCCACGGACACGTTCGACAACAGCGCCGCACGGCAGCGGATCGCCTCGGAATGGCAGCGCGTGTCAGCAAGATAATACTGTATATCCATACAGTATCAAGCTGTCGAATCTCTCAGCGGAGCCTGACGATTGCCTCGCGGCGGTCCGCAATGGCACGCCCGGCGCGCCATTCGGTACTCGGTACTCACTTCCGGGTCTTGCCGGCGCGCTCGGCCTTGAGCCGCTCGACCTCGGCCATGGCCCGCTCGACGTTCTCGGCCATGCGCTGGTCGAGCGCGGCGCGGCGGTTTTCGGCGAGCCGTTTGACGCGCGGCGCGCTCGCGCCCTCGCCGCCTGCGGTCATCGAGCCGGTGTTGATGCAGGTGGCGATGAAACCCTGCACGGCGGCCTTGCCGGCCTCGTTGAGCTGGCGGTAGCCGTCGACCAGGTCGCCCTCGTCGGCCGGCAGCACCGCCGGGCTGACCTCGCCGGTCAGCACGTACCAGATGTCGACGCCCACCTCGCGCAGCGCCAGCAGATAACGCGCGTCGGGCGCGCTGACGTCGGCCTCGTAGTTGAGCTGCGTCTTGTGCTTGAGGCCTCCCAGCGCGGCAAATTCTGGCTGACTCAAGCCCAGGCGCATCCGCTCGCCGCGCAGCCGTTTCCCCACACTGTCCATTAAATTTCCATCCAAGTTGTTGACGTCCATAAAAATGGATGACACACTGAGCTTACATTAACGCAAGACTAAGCGAGCCAGTATACCGACCGTGAAGACCGCCAAAGGACCCCGCCGCTCCCCGCGTTTCGCCCTGTCGAGCAAGCCGCTCTATGTGCATCTGTCCGAGCTCGAGCGCGGCGAACTCGAGCGCGCCGCGCAGGCGCAGAACCGCTCGCTGTCGAGCACCGCGCGCAGCCTGCTGATCGGCGCGATGCGCGCCGCGCGCCTGGCCGCGGGCAAGCCCGAGGGATGAGCGCGATGCCCGCCCGCGCCATGCAGCACCCCAACCCCATACCAAGTCGAACCCCGAGCGAACGGCCGGCCGCGGCCCCGCTCACCGCCTCGTCCGGAGGACCTCCATCATGCGCATCCTGAATCGCTGCCCGCATTGCCGGACGCGCGCCACCGCGCGCACCAGCCGCGAAATGTCGCCGACCTTTCGCGAAGTTACCTACCAGTGCAACAACGTCGAATGCGGGCACACCTATGTCGTGAACATGGAGTTCGCGCGCACCCTCTCGCCCTCGGCCATGCCCGATCCGACGCTGCAGCTGCCGGTCTCGCCGCACGTGCGTGAACGCGGCGAGCAGCAGCTCGACCTGCCCGTCTAAACCCGCCCTTCCGCGTTTCGTCGTCCCCTCGCATCGCGCCCGCGTGGCGTGAGGGGATCCGTTTGCCCGAAAAAAGAGAAAAGCATGACGCACCCTGTTCCAGGGTCGATCGCCCCGGCGCTCGACCCGGGCACCCTGCTGCCCGAAATCGGCGCGCGGCGCGGCCTGGCTGCCGCCTGTGGCGCCTGCTGTTCGCTGGTGGCGCCGCTGCCGGCCGACGTTTCGACCGGTGATTCGTCTTGCTGCTCGTCTTGCTGCTCGTCTTGCTGCTCGTCTTGCTGCTCGTCTTGCTGCTCGTCTTGCTGCTCGTTCTGCTGCTCGACCTGCTGCTCGTTCTGCCATTCGGCAAGCGACTCGTCCTGCCGATCGGCCCACGCCTCGTCCTGCCACGCACCGCGCCAGGCCTCGCTGCGCGCGTGCTGGGAACACCTGCGCCTGATCGGCGACTTCGAGGTGGCGATGCGCCATCGCGCGTTGCGCCATGCCGTCGAGGCCGCGGCCCGCCTGATGCGCGAACGCGCCCTGCACCTGCCGCTGACCCTGCCGTGCCACCCGCCCCGCTCCTTGTCCTTGTCCCGCTCCATCCCGGAGACCTGCCGATGAATTCCCACCCGATCGCCCCGCATGACGCGGTGCTACATGCCGCGATCGCCGCCGCGGCCGCCGCCACCCCAGCCGGCACCTCCCGGCAGTTCCTCGCCGCGCTCGCGGCACGGCTCGCGCTCGGCTTCCCCGCCTCGGCCGAGGCGCTGCGCGCGCTCGACTGCGCGAGCGACCCGCAATCCACGGAGCCCCGCCCCTGACCATGGCCTCGATCGACGAACTGAAGCAGCGCATCGACCTGCACGAGCTGGCCGAGCGCCTGGGCCTGAAGCGCGGCCGCGGCGGCGAACGCGCGCTCTATCACTCGCCGCATCACGAGGACCGCAGCCCCTCGCTGTCGATCTACGTGGACCACCCGAAGCACGGCACCGGCTGGCGCGACCACAGCGCCGACGCCGGCGGCTCCTGCGTGGACCTGGTGATGCACGCGCGCGGCGGCAGCCTGGCCGACGCGCTGCGCTACCTGCACGACAGCTACGGGATCGCCGCCACGCGCCCCGCGACGGCCGAGCGGCGCCCCAAGTCGACCCTCGACTACATCGCCGAGCGCTGCCTGGCCGCGCGAGAAGGCGTGCGCGACTACCTGCTCGGCCGCGCCATCACGCCCGAGGCGATCGACGCCGCGTTCGCCGCGCGCACGCTCGGCTTCAACGACTGGAGCAGCGCCCGGATCGCCGCCGGCGAAGTGGGCCACGGCGGGCCGGCGGCCGCCTTCATCGTGCGCGGGCCGCGTGACGGCCAACTGGTGGCGGTCGACATGCGCTATCTGGACCCGGCCCTGAACGGCGCGGTGAAGACCCAGACCCAGGGCGAGAAGGCCGGCCACGGCTGGACCGCCGACGCGCGGCGCCTGGAGCGAGCGCGGCGCGTGGTCCTGGTCGAGAGCGCGATCAACGCGCTGTCGATCGACAGTTGCGCGCTGCCCGGCACGGCGGCCTTCGCGCTGCGCGGGCTGGGCAACGTCGGCCAGCTCGACTTCAGCTTCCTGCGCGGCAAGCAGGTGCTGATCTGCCTGGACAACGACGCGCCCTTCGCCGACGGCCATCCGCGCGCCGGCCATCGTCCCGGCCCGGAAGCGGCCTGGGCGCTCTACGAGACGCTCACCGGCCTGAACATCGGCGCGATGCTGGTCGACCAGGCCGGCTGGTTGCGCGAGACGGCCCAGGGCGGCGGCGCTGGCGAGCCGATCAACGACGTCAACGACTACCTGCGCGAGCGCGGCGCGGCCGAGCTCGCGCGCGCGCTCGAGCAGACCGAGCCCTGGCTGATCGCGGGCCTGCCCGGCGACGCCACGCGGCGCGGCCGCCCGCGCATCTTCCTGCCCTCGCACGACTTCGCGCAGTACTGGCGCTTTCGCGTGCGCGCCGACTTCACCAGCCACATCAGCAAGATGGAGCGCAACGAGGAAAGCGGCGCCGAGACGCCGGTGCTGGCCGACCTCTGCGGCTTCCGGATCGCCGGCATCAGCCGCGTCTCGGTGGCCAGCGCCACCGCCACCATGACCGGCGACGAGGACCAGGCGCCCACCGTCTACTTCGCTGTCTCGGTGCAGGCGCCGCGCCACGGCGCGCAACTGATCCGCCGCGTGATGCTCGACGACCAGCTGCACAACGTCGACCAGTGGAACAAGTTCGGCCCGATCTGGGCGCCCGCGCCGTTCAAGCGCATGGTGAACATCCTCGAGCGCGGCGCCGACCTGGGCGCGCGCCAGGCCGCGAACTTCGTGGGCCTGGCCTGGCGCGACGGCCGGCTGATCGTCAACGAAGGCCCCGACTGCTATTTCACCGAGGCCGACAAGCAGTGCCCGTATCACAACCTCAGCTTCCCCAGCGGCCCGGTGGCCGACGCGCGGCGCGTGATCGCCGCCTACCAGCAGACCTTCCGCCAGAACGCCGCGACCGTCCCGCTGGTGTGGGCGCTCGGCGGCCACCTGAAGGCCCTGCTCGGCTTCTGGCCGCACCTGACGGTGCAGGCCAACAAGGGCGCCGGCAAGTCGACGCTGATCAAGCGGCTCGAGCGCACGCTGGCCTTCACGATGTTCTCGGGCCAGTCGCTGCAGACCGAATTCCGCCTGCTCACCAGCATCAGCCACACCAGCCACCCGATCGGCTGGGAGGAGCTGTCGGCGCGCCGCCAGGACGTGATCGACAAGGCCGTCGGCCTGCTGCAGGAGAACTACCAGTACACCGTCACGCGGCGCGGCAGCGACATGACCGAGTACCTGTTGTGCGCGCCGGTGATGCTGGCCGGCGAGGACGTGCCGGTGCGCAGCCTGCTCGGCAAGCTGGTGCGCACCACCCTGACCGGCAAGCGCGGCCCGCTGCTGCCCGACGAGCTGCCGCGCTTCCCGGTGCGCCAGTGGCTCGAGTTCCTGACCGGGCTGAACCGGCGCGCCGTGCTCGAGCATTACGCGACGCTGCGCGACAAGGCGCTGGCCAACTGCCGCGCCAGCGGCGAGGACGACGGCGCGCGGCGCATGGCCGGCAACTACGCGGCGCTCGCGCTGGCCTGGCGCTATCTGTGCGAGTTCGCCGGCATGGATCCGGCCGAGGGCGAGTTCGCGCGCGACCTGCTCACCGAGATGAACGGCCACGTGGCCGAGACCAGCGCCGATCGCGAGCCCTGGGTCTGGATCATGGAGACGGTGCTATCGGAGATCGACGGCGGCAACTACCAGCATCCCTTCACCTTCGACACCATCGACGGCGAGTTCTGCCTGCTGCTGCGCACCGGCCACGTGATGGACCACCTCGCCCACACCAGCGCGCTGCGCGAGAAGTGGAACGCGCTGCCGGTGAAGTCGGATCGCATCTTCAAGGCGCAGCTCAAGCAGGCGGGCGTGGTGGTGGGCGAGAAGGAGGTCGAGCGGCGCATCTACACGCGGCGCGTGCCCTACCTGACGCCGGTCTCGCTCGAGCGGCTGGCCGGCTTCGGGCTGCACGTGTCGATCCGCGAGGATCTCGCCTCCGACGCGCTGGCCAGGAGCCCGGCATGAAGGCGCCGATCACGATGGCGCTCGGCCGCCGTATCGACTCGCCCCCCGCGCCCCCCGCCGATCGATCCGGCCGGGCGCGAGCGCGGGCCCGGAAGCGAGGGGGCCTGCCCGCCGCGATCGCCTCGATCGCCTCGTCGGGGTACCCGGGTAGCGCGCAGGACTCGTGGCTGGCGCGGACATTGGCGCCCAAGTGCTTGATTCGCAAGACATCGCCCGCCGCGACAGCGCCCCGCCGCGCCATCAGTCCCGCTGTTTTCACCACCAGTCGGCCAAACCCGACGCGGCGCCCCTGCTTGTCTCTCTCTCTTCAAATCATTGAAGGAAAAGGAAAAGAAAGGGGCGGGGAAGGCCAGCACGAAGCCGCGCCGCGCGCCACGAGTCGCGGCTGTTCCGCCATCGGTGACAAACGCCGCCGGGATGACGCGCCATCAGTCGCCACTGCCCGCCAGCCATCGCCGATGGCCACCCATGGCACCCGAAACCCTTGCCGATCAAGGACTTGCCGATGAATTCCACGAATCCCGCGAGTCCATGGCTTGCGCTGCCGGTGCCCGCGCCGCGCGAGGCCGGGATCGAGCCGCCGGCGCCGCTGGCCACCCTCGACCTGGCCGGCGCGGCCGCGCTGCTCGGCGCGCATCCGGAAACCATCCGGCTCAAGGCCCGCGCCGGCCAACTGCCGGGCCGCAAGGTCGGCAAGCGCTGGATCTTCTCGACCCTGGCCCTGCAGCGCTACCTCGCCGGCGAATGGCTGCCGCGCGAAACGCCGGTCGCCCCCGTCAACGTCACCGTTACTTCGGAACCCCTCGCCCCATGTCGCTCTACAAACGAAAAACCAGCCCGAACTGGCAATACAAGCTCTACCCCCCAGGCGGCGGAACGCCGCTACAGGGAAGCACTGGCACCCGCGACAAGGAGCAGGCGCAGGAATTCCACGACCGGCTGAAGGTGCAGCTGTGGAACCAGGCGCGGCTCGGCGTGAAGCCGCGCCACAGCTGGAACGAGGCGGTGATCCGCTACGTCACCGAGCGCGAGGGCCTGCCCAGCCTGGAAACCTCGAAGACGCACCTGCGCTGGCTCGACCGGCATCTCGCGGGCCTGGCGCTGGACCGGATCGACCGCGAGCGCATCGACGCGATCGCGCTGGCCAAGCGCCAGGAACCGCTCACGGTGCGCACCCGCGAGGGCGTGGTGACCACCGGGCGCGGCGCCAGCGCGGCCACCGTGCGGCGCGTGATCGGCGTGCTGAAGGCGGTGCTGAACGCGGCCGTCGAATGGGAATGGCTGGATCGCGCGCCGGTCACGCGGCGCACCCGGCTGCCCGAGAAGCGCATCCGCTGGCTCACCCCGGCCCAGGCCGAGCGGCTGCTGGCCGAGCTGCCCACGCACCTGGCCGAGATGGCGCGCTTCAGCCTCGAGACCGGCCTGCGCCGCTCCAACGTGACCGGCCTGCAGTGGTCGCAGATCGACCTGGAGCGCCGCGTGGCCTGGATCCATCCCGACCAGGCGAAGGCGAGGAAGGCGATCACGGTGCCGCTGTCGGACGTCGCGCTGGCGGTGCTGCAGCGCCAGCAGGGCGCGTCGCGCGCACCGGGCTGCCGCGACAGCGTGTTCGTCTACCGCGGCCGACCGGTCCACCAGACCTCGACGCTGGCCTGGCACAAGGCGCTCGAGCGCGCCGGCATCGCCGACTTCCGCTGGCACGACCTGCGCCATACCTGGGCCAGTTGGCATGTGCAACGCGGCACGCCGCTGCAGGTGCTCAAGGAACTGGGCGGCTGGGAGACACTGGAGATGGTGCAGCGCTACGCGCACCTGTCGGCGGATCACCTGGCGCAATGGGTCAGGCCGCTGACGGCCGATACCACGCCGCTGCCGGTTCATCGCGTGGATGCCAGGGACGAAGAAAACGGGGACTGAATCAGCAAGGCCGCGCGAACGGAAACCGGCGCGGCTGCAATCCAGCTGCACACGATATCCGTCGAAACTTTACCAGCGCGCAGCATATCCTTTTAGATCAACCCCTTACTCAACTCGCCAACTGCAAAACAAAGGCCATACAAGGTCGATCACGGGCAATCCAGCTCATTCAAGCTGTAATTTGGTTGTACTCGCAGCGGCCCACTTGCCCGTCCACCTAGGCGCCGCCCCCTACCCAACACTGCCTCGCGGATCGCCGCCCAGGCAACTTCGCGGTATCCTTGCCGCTTTGGTCGGACCCAATATTCCGGCATCGAATTGCAAATGAACTCCCATCCTGCCGGCGCAACAGCCCTATGAGGCATTAAACATGGTCGTCACGCACCTCGCTCTCAAGAACTGGAGAAATTTTCGCGAAGTCGATGTCCCACTTCGCGAACGCACCTATCTGCTAGGTGCCAACGCCTCCGGAAAATCGAATTTATTAGATGTTTTCCGATTTCTTCGAGACATCAGTAAGCCGCAGGGCGGCGGTTTGCAGAAGGCAATACATGACCGCGGCGGCATTCAGAAATTGCGTTGCTTGCACGCTCGCAAGGATCCGGAGGTGCGCATAGAGGTTGATCTTGCCGAGGTAGCAGACGACGAACCTGTTTGGCGCTACATATTGGGCTTTAAGCATGAGGGAAAGGGGGCACATCGGACGCTGATTTCAATCGAGCAGGTGTGGCACAAAGGTAAGCGGATACTGAATCGTCCGGACGACAACGACAAAAAAGATGCGGTCCGCCTCACGCAAACAGCATTGGAACAGATCCAAGCCAATGCGCCCTTCCGGGAACTTGCAACGTTTTTCGGTGAAGCAACATATCTACATCTAGTTCCCCAATTATTGAAATATGGCGACCAGATTGGTGGACAGCGCCTTGAAGATGATCCGTTCGGTCAGGGCTTCCTCGAACGAATAGCCAAAACTTCGCCCAAGATCCGAGATTCGCGCCTGAAAAAAATCGAAGCGGCTCTTGCGCTGGCAGTTCCGCAATTCAAAGAACTGCGCTTCACTACAGATAAAGTTAATGGTCGCCCGCATTTGGAGGCAATGTACACACATTACCGCCCCAACGCTGGCTGGCAACGTGAAGAGCAATTTTCGGATGGCACACTTCGCTTGCTGGGCCTTTTGTGGGTTTTGCTAGAAGGCGACTCGCTGTTACTACTCGAAGAGCCAGAGCTGTCACTTAACGACGCCATCGTGCGCGAAATCCCTCGCCTATTACAGCGTGTGCAGCGTGACAGGAAGAGGCGCTCCCGGCAGGTTTTGATCAGTACACACAGTGAGGCTTTGCTTAGCAATCAAGGCATCGACGGTCGCGGCGTCCTTCTGCTAGAGCCTGCTCAAGAAGGAACGCAGGTTCGCGTTCTCAACGAGAAAGAAGAGTTGGTTTTGAAGAGCGGACTTTCAGTCGCAGAAGTGGTATTACCCAAGACCCATCCCAAATCGGCAGAGCAGTTGGGGTTGTGGTAA